CGCGGCAGTCCGTGATGTGCTTGAAGCAGAGGGCGTGAAGGCGCAACGCGCGAAGGTAGAAGAGATCGTAACCCTCGTTTACGAGCGCTTGCAAGAAGAGGGGTCAGTCAATACCGATTTTTTGCGTCGATTAGTCAAACTGCTAAAGTGAGCGGTGTCATGGAGATCGAAACCAAACAGCGTATAAAGTATCTGATCGAGCATGGCGGTCTGTGGGAACAGGCCGAAGACAGAAACACTCGGACGCATCGCTGGATTCTGGCGGCGCTCGGGTTGGTTGTCGCACTGGAAACGCTGCAAGCGCTGCACCAACTTATAAGCTGAAACAGCGTCACCCGTTTTGGTAGCCTTTGCCCGCCTTGCGCGGGCTTTTTTTTTGCGCGCTTGACATGCGTTTTAGCATATGCTAAAGTTTAGGCGTGGTCATAGATCACGCTACCTTTTTAACCTTACCTGGAGATCATCATGAACGAAATTCAACTGCCCCTCGACGCGCTGAAAGCCGTAGCCTACGCGATGCCTGAAAAAGACAAGCGCCCGCACCTCAACGGCGTCCGCGTCGAAGTCAACGACGAAGGCGGCTGGCGACTAATTGCCTCCGACGGTGCCCGGATGCACATTTACGACAACAATCTGGGCGCGGCACATAAAGTCGCGCACGCGGCAACGATCCCGGCGGCGGTTGTTAAAGACATGCTCAAGTTTAGAAACAGCCACATCACGCTCGCTGTCGGCGTTAATGAAAGCGTAATGACGACACCACGGGGGCAACACACTTTCAAAAACGTCGAAGGCAATTACCCACAGTACCGCAACACCTTGCCGGGTGAATTAAAACCCACCGCCCCGGCGAATTACAACACCGAGTATTTGAACGACGCGCAAAAAGCGCTTAAAGCCGTCGGTTGGACGTTCCCTTTTGTCGAGCTAAAGCAACAGGGCGACAATGTTGCCGTCGCGTTTTTCAACAGCTTGACGGTGCTTATAATGCCTTATCGCGCCCGCCCCGCCGGGGAGCAACCCGACTACCAAAGCCACATCAATCAACTTAAACGCTGAACGCCCAGCGCCCCTCGGGGCGCATTTTATGGAGATCGAAATGACTAAAACCGATTTGTTGTTTTACCTGGTGTTCGCAGCCGCCGCCGTAGTCGTTGTGCTAGACCTGCTTGTCTGGCGGCCAGGTTAAAAAATTTGTACGTTGTTTTAGCAGGTGCTATACTTTCTTTTCAACTAACTAACGGAGTTTAATATGTCACTCGAACAAGCATTAGCAGACAACACCGCCGCATTGCGCGAACTCGCAGCGCTATTTGCTAACAGCAAACTGCCCCCCGTACCCGCGCCCGTACCCGCACCGGCACCAGCACCGGCGGCTAAAGCCCCCGCGCCGAAGCCTGAGCCGAAGCCTGAGCCGAAGCCCGAAGTCAAAGCCGCACCCGCCGCGCTCGATTACGCCGCCGTCGGCACCGCGATCACGGCATACGCTGCGAAGCATGGCCGCGAATTGACCCTGGCCAAGCTGGGCGAGCTGGGCGTCAAGAGTGGCAAGGAACTCAAGCCCGACCAGTACGCCGACGCGCTGGCGCTGTTTACCGCTGCCGACGAAGAGGTGGAATGATGCCCGAAGCTCATAGCGAGTGGAGCGCGTCGGGCTTCAAGAAAATCATGCTCTGTCCTGGGAGCAAGGTTCTTGAAGTCGGCGCGCCCAATCAATCCTCAATCTACGCCGCCGAAGGCACCGCCGCGCACGAGTTGCTGGAAATGGTGCTGACCAGCGGCACCCCCGCCGCCGGGTACATCGGTCGAGTGATCGAGGCCGACGGGTATCAGATCGAGGTGGACGACGACATGGCGCGGCACGTCCAAAACGTCGCCGACTTTGTTCTCGAACTAAAAAGCACCGACGGCGTGATGATGGTCGAGCAAAAACTCTATTACGCCGACTACCTGGGGCTGGAGCGCGAGCAAGCATGGGGCACCGGCGACGTGGTTATCGCCAAGGGCGACCTGTTGCTCGTGATTGACCTCAAGTACGGTAAAGGCGTCGAGGTTGAAGCCAAAGACAATCCGCAACTGATGCTCTACGGTTTGGGCGCGCTGGACAAGCTCAACGGCATAGCCGGTGACTTCACGCACGTCGAGCTAATCATCGCGCAGCCGCGAGTCTCGTCCGAGCCGAGCCGGTGGATTACGACAGTTGCCGAGCTAGAAGAGTGGGCGACCACTACGGCGCGCAGCCACGTCAAGACTGCCAAGAACGCCGAAGCGATGCACGGCACAAGCCCGGAATGGCACGAGGTTTACCTGCGTCCAGGCGAGGAACAATGCCGCTTTTGCAAAGCGAAGGCGACATGCCCGGCGTTGGGCGATCTTGTCTCGGTGCATGTTAGTAGCGCCCCCGCCTCGGTCGATGAGTTCCAGCACATCAGCGACCCCAAGCCATTCCCCGAGCGCGACTTGGCGCGAGCCATGAGCGCGTGCGACCTGATCGAAGACTGGTGCAAGGCCGTCCGCGCCGAGGTTGAGCGCCGCTTGCTGGCGGGTACGCCCGTGGCGGGGTTCAAGCTGGTGCAAGGCAAGCAAGGCAACCGGGCGTGGACTGACAAAGCCGAAGCGGAAGCCGCTATGAAAGCGATGCGGTTGAAGCAAAACGAAATGTACGCACTGAGCTTGATCTCGCCCACCGTCGCCGAGAAGTTGCTGGCGAAGGAAAGCCCCCGCCGGTGGCAAAAGTTGCAACCCTACATCACGCGCGCCGAAGGTAAGCCTAGCGTCGCGCCTCTGAGTGACAAGCGCCTCGCGCTTGAGATTAAACCCGTGGCCGATGATTTTGCAGCACTCCCTGACTTTACTGACCTCGCTTAAAAAGGAACACAACATGAAACTGATGCTTAACAACGTAAGACTCGCATTCCCCAACTTGTTCAAACCCACCACCGTCAACGGCGAAGGTGAACCCGCCTACAGCGCGTCGTTGATTCTGCCCGCAGACCACCCGCAACTTGACGCCCTGCGCGCCGCGCAGGATGCTGTCGGTAAAGAGAAGTGGGGCGAGAAATGGGCGACCGTCAAGAAGGAAATCACCGCCAAAGATCGCTTTGCGCTGCATGACGGCGATACAAAAAGCCAGTACGACGGGTTCGAGGGCAACTTCTTTGTGGCTGCCCGCGCAAAGCAAAGCGCCCGCCCGACCGTGATTGATCGCAACAAGTCGCCGCTGGCCGAGGCCGATGGCCGCCCCTACGCCGGGTGCTACGTCAACGCCAGCATCGAGTTGTGGGCGCAGGACAACGCTTACGGCAAGCGCATCAACGCGCAACTCCGCGGCGTCCAGTTCTTGCGCGATGGCGACAGCTTCGGCGGCGGTAGCCCGGCGTCTAGCGACGAGTTCGAGTCGGTCGAAGAGGGCGCAACGGCTGACGACTTGGCCTGATTGTAGAAATACGTGCGGGGTCGGCGAATCTCCCCACGTCAGGGCTAACCCACCTGGCACAAAGGCTTCAAATGCTACGCGCGCCGCGCCCGCAGTTTGTTTTCACCGGCGCGCGATGCACAAACCCCTGGCCGACTTAAATTGAATGAGGGGAATTTGAAGCAACGGGTTTTTAGTCCGCAGCACCGATCTGCGCCTGCAACTATTACGCGTCCCCCGGCGCAGTTGGAGTAATACTTGATCGACTTTGGCCGATGGTTCGCTTTAGCAAATAGCGACTGCCTGGCGGTATTAAAAACAATACCGGATAACTCGATCCATTCCGTCGTAACTGACCCGCCTTACGGCTTGTCGTTCATGGGGAAGAAGTGGGACTATGATGTGCCTAGCGTTGACGTTTGGGCCGAGTGCCTGCGCGTATTGAAGCCCGGCGGTCATCTTCTAGCGTTTGCTGGAACGCGCACTCAGCACCGGATGGCGGTACGGATTGAAGATGCTGGCTTTGAGATTAGGGACATGATTGCTTGGGTGTATGGGTCGGGGTTTCCGAAGTCGCTGGATGTGTCAAAGGCGATTGACAAGGCGGCTGGTGCGGAGCGTGAGAAGGTGCGCGTTGCGCCGCGAGCCGTGACTAGCGGAACGATGGCTGGCAGCGTCGATACTCGCCCGTGGATTGAGAAACCGCGGGAGCTTGGGTATCACGAGGTCGCCGGCCCAATCCCCGCCACAGACGCCGCTCGCCAATGGCAAGGATGGGGAACAGCGTTAAAGCCTGCTTTGGAGCCAATCACTGTTGCACGTAAACCCCTGATTGGCACTGTTGCAGCTAACGTGCTGGAACACGGTACGGGAGCTATCAATGTGGATGGGTGTCGGGTGGGGACGGATGGCGGAACCGCAAAGGGCAGCAAGCCTATGGGTGAAGGCAATGGCATTTATGGCGCAGGGTTGCATGGCGCTTGCGAAATAACGCAGTTGAACGCAGGCCGCTGGCCCGCCAACCTGATCCACGATGGCAGCGAGGAGGTGGTGGGGCTGCTAAACGACGCCGCCCGCTTCTTCTACTGCGCGAAGGCTAGCAAGCGGGACAGGGACGAGGGACTGGAGGGGTTTGAGGCTAAGGGTGCCCGGCCTTTAGGCATATCGAATTGGGATGGGCAGACCAATGGTAGTGGCGAGACCATGGGTGCGAGCAAGCCCCGCGCTAACCACCACCCCACGGTGAAGCCCACTGACCTGATGCGCTACCTATGTCGCCTTGTAACCCCGCCCGGTGGCACTGTCCTAGACCCGTTTATGGGTTCTGGAAGCACTGGGAAGGCTGCAATGCTGGAAGGTTTCCGGTTCATAGGTATTGAGCGCGAGGGGGAATACCTCGAAATAGCGAGGGCGCGCATAGAACACGCCCTTTTCGGAGACTTGGCATGACCGCCGTTACCCCCCGAGAAAAAATCAAAGTCCTCAAAGTCCTTGTCGCCTGCGAGTATTCTGGCCGCGTGCGCGATGCGTTCATCGCCAGGGGGCATGATGCCATGTCGTGCGACTTGCTCCCGACAGACGCGCCCGGCCCTCATTATCAGGGCGACGTGCGTGACGTTCTTAACAGTAGTTGGGACATTATGGTGGCGCATCCTCCATGCACCTATTTGAGCGTCAGCGGGATGCACCGCACCACACGCGGTCTGCGCCCCCCGCAACTCACCGAAGATGCGCTCGATTTTGTCCGGTTATTGATGGGCGCACCTATCCAACACATCGCTATCGAAAACCCAATAAGCGTCATATCAACAAGAATACGAAAACCGGATCAGATTATCCAGCCGTGGATGTTCGGGCATGACGCCAGCAAAGCGACGTGCCTGTGGCTTAAAAATTTACCGCTGCTTGAGCCAACGAGGTTTATCGCACCGCGCTTGGTCAACGGCAAACGCCGATGGGGTAATCAAACCGACAACGGGCAAAACAAAATGCCCCCCAGCGCTGACAGGTGGAAAAAGCGCAGCGAAACCTATCTCGGTATCGCCGAAGCGATGGCCGAACGCTACTCCAACCACGCCCTTTTCGGGGACTTGGCATGACTGTCCTTTACTTCGACTGCGAGACGTACAGCGAGTGCGACCTCAAGTCCGCTGGTACGCATCGCTACGCCGAACACCCGTCCACTGAGATCACGGTCGTGCAGTGGGCTATCGACGACGGCGAGCCGCAGGTGCAGGACATGACCGTCGAGCGTTACTACCGTCCCGAACTGGCGCAAGCCCTCGACGACCCCACCGTCACCGTCATCGCTCACAATTCACATTTTGACCGCACCGTCCTGCGCCACGTGTGGGGCATCGACGTGCCGGTCGAGCGCTGGCAGGACACGATGGTCAAGGCACTGCTGCATGGCTTACCGGGCGGCCTTGATCGCGTCGGCGAGGTGTTGGGGTTGGGTGTCGATCAAGCGAAAGACAAGCGCGGCAAGCAACTCATTCAAATGTTTTGCAAGCCCTACGGCACCCCCGCAAAACGTCGCACACGCGAGACGCACCCCCAGGAGTGGGCTGAGTTTCTCGAATACTCGCGCCAGGACATCATAGCCATGCGCGCGATTGATGGCCGCCTGCCGTCCTGGAACTACCGCAGCGGGCGCCCCGAACTTGCGCTGTGGCACCTAGACCAGCGCATCAACGACCGGGGGTTTGCGGTCGATCTTGACCTGGCGCAAAGCGCTACCGCCGCCGCCGAGTGGGAAAAGAAAAGGCTAAAAAACGAAGTCATTGAGTTGACCGACGGCGCTGTGACAAGCGTTAGCAAACGCGACGTGCTGTTGCAGCATATCGTTTCACACTACGGGGTTGACCTGCCGGATATGCGCGCCGATACGCTGCGCCGACGCATCGAAGACCCCGAACTGCCCGAAGCGGTCAAGCTGTTGCTTTCAATCCGGCTCGAAGCGACCAAGACCAGCACCGCAAAGTACACCGCGCTCGTCCGCGCAGCCAGCACCGACGGTCGGCTACGCAACACCCTGCAATTCGCCGGAGCGTTGCGCACTTCGCGCTGGGCGGGGCGCGTGTTCCAGCCGCAGAACATGCCGCGCCCGACGATGGACGCGCGCGAGATCGAGGTCGGAATCGACGCGCTAAAAGCAGGCTGCGCCGATCTGGTATTCGACGACGTGATGGGGCTGACGGCGAACGCCGTGCGCGGTTGCATCGTCGCGCCCCCCGGCAAAAAGCTGTGCATTGCAGACTTGTCCAACATCGAGGGGCGGTCGTTAGCGTGGCTCGCCGGTGAAAGCTGGAAGCTGAAAGCGTTTGCCGACTTTGACGCCGGGGTGGGTGAAGACCTTTACAAAGTCGCCTATGCCCGGTCGTTCAACATCAACCCGAGGGACGCTGTTGGACAAAAGCGACAGATCGGCAAGGTGATGGAGTTGGGTCTGGGTTACGAGGGTGGCGTCGCTGCGTTCCTGACTTTTGCCGCGGTGTATAACATGAACCTGGCCGACCTCGCCGCCGCCGTTCACGCCACCGCTTCCCCTGATGCGCTTACCCGTGCGCGGGGCATGTACGAGTGGGCGAAAAAGAACCGGCGCACGCTCGGGCTTGACGCTGATGTTTACGTCGCTTGCGAAGTGCTGAAAACGGCGTGGCGCGAAGCACACCCGGCGACCGTGGCGCTGTGGCATGACGTAGGCGACACCGTGCGCCAGGCCATACGCACCCCCGGCGCGCGCTTTACGGTGAGATCGCTGGTCATTCAACGCGACGGCGCGTGGCTGCGCATCCGGCTACCGGCGGGGCGCGTGCTGTGCTACCTACAGCCGCAGGTGGACGACCGCGGGCAGATTAGTTACATGGGCATAAACCAGTACACCCGCAAGTGGGAACGCATCAAGACCTACGGCGGCAAGCTGGTGGAGAACATTACGCAAGCGTTTGCCCGCGACGTGCTGGCGTACAACATGCCAGCGATTGAGCAAGAGGGTTACGAGATTGTGCTGTCAGTACATGACGAACTGTTGACCGAGACGCCCGACACCGAGGGTTACACCCACAAACGTCTTGCCGAAATGATGTCAACCGTACCGTCTTGGGCGCGGGGTTTGCCGCTGGCCGCTGCGGGTTTTGAGACACACCGATACAGAAAAGACTGATAGTTGTTGACGACATGACTTTAGCATGTGCTATAGTCTTGAATGAAAGGGGAAAATTGAAATGATAAACCTGGACAAGATTAAGAGTTATGAGAAAGCGCTCGAAACAGTTTGCGCCAACGGCTATGCCGTAGCGACTGAGCATCTGTACTCGTTCGAATACGACATGGACGGCAAGGCGGTCAACATGCTTGTCGTCTGTAGTGAGCAAGAAGCCGAGGAGTTTGCCGCCGATCTCGGCCTGCGTTTGCTGGGAACTGTGGCTGTTGCAAAACTTTACAAGGGAAATAAATGAACGTTATTGCACTGCGCCATGTGCGCAAACTTTACAACTCGCCTTACGTGACCGCAAACGCAAACCGGCACAACCAACGCGCATGGGTGCGCAGCGTCCGGCAATTAGGCGACAAATGGATACTGGCCGCGCGGGTGGGGAGAAAAGACAAAGCGGAGGAGTTAAAACCGTGAGCATCGAAGCAATGAAACAGGCACTGGATGCGCTGGAAGGATGGGCTGGTCACGGCAAATGGATTTACCCAGAGTCGGCGCTTGAGCAAGCAATGAAAAATACATCTGAGGCGCTTCCTGTTTTACGCGCTGCTATTCAGCAAGCGGAAGAGCCGCGCTATAAACTTTCGTGTGGCTGTCCTTCGCAGTACGGCGGTATTCCCGCTGAGCGCGCTGGATATTATTGTGGCGCGACGCGCATTGTCAGTATGGAAGTGCGCCTACGCCGCCGGCGCTGCCGCCATACGCGCAAGGGGAGCAAATGAGGGAGCGTGACATCGAAGCGCACCTCGTCGCGCGCGTGAAAGCGCTAGGCGGGGAAGTGCGTAAAGTGAAATGGATAGGCCGACGCGGGGCACCCGACCGATTGGTGATGCTGCCGTTCAGACCAAAGTCCAACATGGCGGCTGACACTGCGGTCTGGGTCGAATTGAAAGCCACCGGCAAAAAACCGGAACCCCACCAACTGCGGGAACACGCGCGGATGCGCGGCATGGGGCAGCGCGTGGAAGTGATCGACAGTATCGAGGGCGTTGACTCGCTACTTGGATGAGCAAGCCGTTTACGCCCCGCCCTTACCAGACCATCGGCGCGCAATGGATAGCCGAGCGACCGCGCTGCGCGCTTTGGGCGGGCATGGGCATGGGCAAGACGATAACGACGCTCAACGTCCTAGACATTCTCTACAATCTGGTCGGGGAATCCGACCCCACGCTGGTGCTGGCACCGCTGCGCGTGGCGCGGGATACCTGGCCGGAGGAAACCGGCAAGTGGGATCACCTCAAAAACATGGAGGTCATTCCGATCACGGGCACCCCGGCTGAACGTGCTGACGCGCTGCGCCGCAAGGCTCAGGTTTACACCACTAACTATGAAAACCTGCCCTGGCTCATCGACCGATGCCTTACCGCCGGGGGGTGGCCGTTCCGCACCATCATCGCGGACGAATCGACCAAGCTCAAAAGTTTCAGGCTTCGGCAAGGCGGCGCTCGCGCCCAGGCCATTGCGCGCGTCGCGCATACAAAGGTCAAGCGCTGGGTCAATCTGACCGGCACCCCCGCGTCGAACGGGTTGCAAGACCTTTGGGGTCAGACCTGGTTCCTGGATCAAGGGGAGCGCTTGGGGCGCACGTTTAGCGCGTTTCAAGACCGTTGGTTCCAGGCCGTACCAGGCGGCGACAACTACACGCAACTGCGCCCCCTGCCCTTTGCCCAGACTCAGATACAAGAACGGCTGTCCGATATTTGCCTGACGCTCGACCCCGCCGACTGGTTCGATCTTGAGAAGCCGGTCGTCAACAAGATCATGGTCAACCTACCGCCGAAAGCGGCGGCGAAGTACCGCGAAATGGAAAGGGACTTGTTCACCCAGATCAACGGGCACGACATCGAGGCGCTATCGGCGGCGAGCAAGTCGCAAAAATGCCTGCAACTCGCCAGCGGCGCGGTGTACACCAGCGCCGACCCGAAA